TCCCCTAATGACTACTCCTTTTACTGAAAAAGAAAAACGCGACTACGTCGAGCAGGCGCTCGACCCCAACAAGGTCGTACTGGTCTGTAGTCAGCACAGGTATGCCGGCGGCGACCCGTCTCAACGCCCCACTCCCGGCTGCTATGAGTGCAACTACGTTTGGTTAACCTACCACTTTGCAAAGATTCCCCCGCACCAGCGCGCGGAGAAGCTCGAAGAGATGACCCGCGCCATCGTCGATGCCTGCGCTCTTGAGGATCGCGGCAAGTTTGACTTTCAGCCATTTGAGCACCCGCAAGTAAAAATCGAGCACGAATAGTTCATGCCCACACCCCTGAATTCTACTGCAACTGATACGCCGCCTGTCGATTCCTCTCAGACCCCCGAGCAGGCACAGGTCGTAAGACGCGCTGTGAACGTCCTGACCCGGCTGCGCTACTTCCGTCGGCAGTACGACACGCGCCGCGCCTACTACTACCGCCAATATATTGGATTCCGAGACCGCCGGCTATTTCCCGATAACCTCACTCCACGTTCCAACACCTTCGTTCCCTTCCCCCACAAGAACGTCGAGACGATTGTATCACGGGTGATGGACGCATTCTTCGCGCTAGACCCCTACTTCGAGGCTCGCAAGCGCGGTGTGACAGGCGAAGGCGATGCGGATGCAATGCAGTGGGTAATGCTCACCGGCCTGCACCGTGCGAACCTGCAAACGCAGGTTGAACAGCTTGTCCGAAACATCTGCATTTACGGATTCTCAGGCATCTCAGTCGATTGGGATTTCGACTATGACGTTGTGGATGGCCCGGAGCCCATCTACTTTCACGCGCCTGTCGTTGATCCTCAAACCGGGCAGCCAGTTCTCGACCCTCAAACGGGTCAACCACAGCTTCAACCCATGCCATACCTTGGGCAAGACGGCCAGCCGATTCAAATCGGCACCCGGCACGTCACTAAGAAAGTTCCCCGTAACTGCCCGAAGGTCAGCTGCATTGACGTGTACGACATCATGGTGGACCCCGACGGCACTTACGTCGCCCGCGCCATCGAAAAGACCCTGGGCCAGATGAAACGAGAGATGGAAACCAATCCCACTCTCTACGACACGGCCAGCTTCGAGCGGCTCGTCACCACAGTCACCTCGCTCCACAAAGACAACCCCGATGGCGTGCTTATCCGACTCGCAGAGCTGTGGGACAACTCAGCCAAGACCGTCACCCTGATTACCTTCGGCGATGACGCCGAGGCCACGACTTGGAAGGACCTTCGCTACAGCTACCGCAACGCCAACTACTCCTCGTTTAAGCGCCACATCTACACCGGTAGCCCGGTCCTACTTCACTACGGCCCGAATCCATTCGCCCACAAGCGCGCGAACATTCTCTACACCAGCTACACCAAACTCCCCAACGAAGTCTACGGCATCGGCGTTGTCGAGAAGAGTTCCGATCTTAGCGATGGCGTGAACAACTTTGTAAACATGATTGCCGACAATTGGAACGCCGGCATCAACAAGAGGTACGCCTATGATACACAGGCCGACATCGACCACGAAGCTCTGAACATGGCGAACGTGCCATCGGGCAAAGTGGCCGTTACCGGCGACCCCAGCAAAGTGCTGTTCCCATTGCCGTCGTTTACACCCGCCCAAGGCGACTATGCGATCATCGACCTCTACAAAGGCATGATCGATATGGTTACCGGTGTAAGCGACCTCAACTCCTCGGCAGGCATGGCTCAGGCCAGCGGCTCGACCGGAGTTGGTGTCTCGCAGGTTCTCAGCGAGAGCAACTATCTGTTCCGCATGTTCATACGCAATCTGGAAGAGGACATTCTCCAACCGCTCCTTGAGATGGTCTCCTCGATGTACCAACAGTTCGGCACCGACGAACTTGAGTTTGAGATCACTGGCGCGCCCCCCGAGATCCCCAAGTATGGCCGCGTTCCCCTTGAAAAGCTACTCGGCAGCTATGATTTTGATTTCGTGGGTGCAAACTACGCCACCGACAAGGTAGTTCGTCAGCGCCAGCTCATGGCCTTTTATGGCGTGGCATCCCAGTCTCCCTATCTCAACCAGGGCATGTTCCTCCGCGAGTTGGGCAAGGTGATGGGTATCGCCAACGCGACCCGCCTCCTCAAGCCCGACCAGCAGGTTGCGATGGAGACCCAGCAAGCCCAGCAGACCCAGGCTCAGATGACCGTCCTTGAGAAGCTGCTCGACACCGAAAGCAAGTCACTTATCGCCCAGATTCGCAACGCCAAGCACACGGGCGGCGAGGAAGATGCCGCGCAGTCCGCTCACGCAACCGAGGCTCAAGAAGAGATCGAGCGCATCCTTTACGAGGACGTGTTCACTCGGCTTGGCCTGGAACAACCTCCTGGACAGCCTCCACCGCCCCAGGACCAGGGAGGACGCCCTCCCCACATGCAGCACGAGGGTAAGATTCCCGGCCAGAACCTAGAAGGTATTGTCCGCAGTCAAGCGCAGCAACAGGGCGCCAATGGCCTCGGCCTAGAGGGGATGAACAACAATGGCAGCGAATAAGTCACTCGACAAGGAAACAGCTCAGTCCGTCGCCGCGCTCCGACACCACCCCGGCTTCGTCTATCTGCGGGAGAAACTCGCCCAGCAGTCCGCCGATCTCGACGCCAAGCTCCACGAACGTCAGACTGACCTCCGCGAAGTGGACTTCCTACAGTCCGGTATCTTCTGGTGCGGCTGGCTAAACCGGCAGCTAGAGTCAATAACCCTAGCTCAAGTCCCCAAGCGCGCACCACTAACTTTTGATGACATCCAGGCCGACTTTCAGCGCGTGGATGCGAACCTAGAGCGCCTAGCCTAGTTTTGTTGCAGGGGCCCAATTGGGCCTGCAACCACCCAAGTTTTGTAAGGCTCCCACAAGGAGCAATCCCCAACACCCTCGACACAATCAAGGAGTGCTAATATGCCTGAACCAAACGCCGACCTTTCCAATGCACCGGGCGGCGACCTAACCTTCGAGCAGCTTTTTCCGTCTGACGAAGGGAACGTGGATGCCGCGCCGCCACAACCGGCCCCGGCTCCAGCAACGGAACCACCGCCAGCTCCAGTCGCGCCCCCGCCGGAACCACAAGCCCCGGCACCCGACGAACCTTTCCTCAAGGGAAGCAAGTCGATCTACAGGACGCGTGAAGCGGCACTAGAGGGAGTCAATCAAAAAGACGCCCTCATTGAGCAACTGCGTACCAGATACGCCCTGACCACCGGGATCGATCCCATCACTGGACAACCAGTGACTGCATCAGGTGCTCCGGCCCCCGCAAAGAACTACGCACAGGACCACAAAGCCTATCTCATGGATCTCGCCAATGCTGCACAAAAGGGCGATCCCGAGGGGTATGGTGCTGCGCAGACGAAGTTCATCTATGACGTTCTTGAGCCCATCGCTCCCATCATCGCGCAAACCGCGAGGGAGCAGGCGCTTCGGACAACCGAGCAAGACGTTAAGGACTTTCGCACGTTCTACGGGAGCACGGACTACCAAGCTGCATTGGATTCAAACCCGGAACTTAAAGGCGCTATCGAATTCGCGGAATCCGATATTCGGAACCAAGCCCGCTTACCAGGTCTATACAAATTGACCTATCAGGTAAGTCAGGGAATGCGGTTGCCAGAAATGCTGCGCGCTCAACAGACGCAGCAACCCCCAAACGCGCAACCCACAAGAACTGTAACGCCGAGTTCCACCCCGCCTCCTCCGCAACCCGCCGCGCCGCTCTCACCGAAAACCAGTGAAGGTCGCAAGGCGCTCATTGCCCAGATGGAAGCCCAGGGCATCCTCGAACGTTCCTTTTAATCCTCAGTCTTTGGGTTGTAGCAAATCCAAAGAGGAAACCATGAATCGCATCACAAAGTTGTTTTTGGTTCTTCTCGGAATTGGCGCAGATGTCATCACCGTGACCTCTGGGACCGTTGGTGTGGCTGGTAACGTTGCAGGAGATTTGCAGACATATTTTGCCCTCAAACTCTTGGAAGTTGCTGAGCTCACCACCATCCTCGACCAATTCGGCGAGAAAGAACCACTTCCCGCGAACAGCTCGAAAACCATTCAGTTCTCGCGCGAAGAGAAGTTTATCGCATCAACCAGTCCCTCGCAGTTGACAGAAGGACTCGCGCCCGACGCTACGGGCATTTCGTTGAATGAATTCCAGGCCGTCGTGGAGCAGTACGGATTTCTGGTCCGTATCTCCGACTTGGCGATCTTGACTGCGAAGCATCCGATTGTCGAAAAGACGATCAAGCTGCTTGGCATCAACGCCGCCGAGACTTACGATATCCTGATCTTCAATGTCCTCGTCGCTGGAACTACAGTGTACCGTCCGAACGCTCGCGCAGCCGACGTTGACCTGTTGGCAACCGACACAATCGGTTACACCGACCTGGTGCAAAACGAAGCTGCTTTGAACGTTCTTGGTGGCCGTCCTTTTGACGACGGCGACTATGTTTGCGTAATGGCCCCACAGGTCCATGCCGCCCTGTTGCGCGATCCTGATTTCAAGGCCGCGAACCAGCTTGGCAAGCCTGAGCGTATCTGGAAGGGCGAAGTCCAGGAATTGGGTGGCGTGCGAATCGTGCGCACCAATTCTCCGGCATTCGCCGCAGTAACCCAGACCCCCTCGGGTGCGACGAACAAAGTCTACAGCTCGTTCATGATCGCGCAGTTTGCGTATCAGATCACGGACTTGCAACACCTCCAGGTAATTGTCACCGCTCCTGGCGGCGGCTTTGATCCGTTGAAACAGAGCTACAAGGTTGGCTACAAGTTCAGCTTTAAGAGCCTGATTACCAACCAAAACTGGCTTACCGTGATGAAGTCATCCGGTCAAGACAGC